CCACGCTGGGCGCTAAAAAGTACGTTTATACAGATCTGAATGATAAGCTGCATATCACCATAGCTGGTGTAAATAAGAAGCTGGGCGCAGAAGAACTGGGCAGAATTGAGAACTTCAAGGAAGGCTTTGTCTTCTACAAGGCCGGCGGAACTGAAAGCCATTTTAACGACAACATTAATGAAGACATTATCATTGACGGCCGCAAGGTGCATATATCTGATAATATCGTCATCACCAATGGATCATATACGCTGGGGATCACGCAGGAGTTCCGGGATCTGCTGGATGGTCTGGTCCATATCAAATATGCAGACCGCGATATTGCGGGCCTGTACAGGCTGAAACGCTGAGAAGCGCAGCATAGATAACACGAAAAGGAGGAAAATATGAACCGTGTTGAATTAGTAGGACGCCTGACGAAAGACGTCGAAATCATTAAGTTTGGAAAAGGTGACAAGGCCGGCAAGGTCGGCCGCTGCTCCATTGCTGTCAGAGACGGCGTGGACGGTGAGGGCAATGAACGTGTCCAGTTTATCAACTTTGCCGCCTGGAACCGTACCGCTGAGATCCTGGAAGGCTACACCAAAAAGGGTGACATGGTCGCCTTATGCGGTAAGATTGTCCAGAATGATTATGAGGATGATGACGGTGTAAAGCATTACAGCCTGCAGGTCATGGTTGATAATGTCGAGCTGCTGCCTAACCCTGACCGTGAAGAAAAAGAGAAAGACAGCAAGCCTAATGGCAAGTATAGACGCGGATGATGAACGGCCGGCGTGATAGCCGGCCTTTTGAGGTGAAATATGGGCTTATATCTGGATAGCGGTTATTTAAACATGGATTTTGTCTTCAGCCAGCCGGCGGTATATTCTTTCATAGTGGGAGGCCGTGCCATAGGTAAGACCTTTGGGTCTTTGAAGTACGTCATAGATAATGATATAAAGTTCATCTACATGCGCCGGACGCAGATGCAGGTTGACATGATCAGATCTGACGATCTCAACCCCTTCAACGCTCTGCGGACGGTCCTGGGTGACAAGTATAACTTCTGCATGAAGAAGATCAACAAGAATATCACCGGTGTTTATGACGCGGCTTTTAACCCGGATACGCAGGTATATGAACCGTCCGGAGCAGTCCGGGGCTATATCATGGCTCTGTCCACGGTGGCCAATATCAGGGGATTCGACGCCTCGGATGTCAGGGCCCTGGTCTATGATGAATTCATCGGCGAACGCCACGAGCGAAGGCTGTCCAGTGAGGGCACCGCTTTCCTGAATGCCGTGGAGACCATTGCCCGAAACAGAGAGCTGACCGGCGGGGATCCGCTGAAGGTAATATGTTTGAGTAATGCCAACGATCTGGCTAACCCGATCTTCATTGAATTGCAGATCGTGGGCGCAGTGGAGAAAATGCTACAGACTGGCGTGGAGTTCAAGCTGTTTCAGCAGCGCAGCCTGGCCTTATACGTTCTGCATGATACCGGAATATCCTTGAAGAAGGCTGAAACGTCGCTGTATCGCCTGGTGGGCTCTGAGAGCGAGTTTTCCCGGATGTCCATAGGGAATGACTTTACCAAGGAAGAACGCGCTCTGATACGCTCTGAGAACATCAGAGAATATAAGGCACTGGTCAGGGTCGGGGAGATCACGGTATACAAGCACAAGAGCCGGAGGATCTATTATGTGACATCCTTTAATTCCGGATCGCCGGAGGTTTATGACAGCGGAGAAATGGAGCTGAAAAGATTTACGCGTGATTATTATTTCTTATGGCTTTCATATCTTAACAGAAATATTATATTCGAAAGTTATATTGATCAGATTATCTTCGAAAAATATTTTAACATCAGAAAATAATTGCTATAATAAAATTGCAAGGCGTTATTCTCATACCGCGTTTTCATTGTAATATCCTCGCGCCTTGCATAGACATGTTTGGGTCAGGGGTTTTCTGGTTTGCCTTGACCCTTTTAATTATCTTTGATAAAATAAAAACAGAGGGAAGGTCCACAATCAGCACGGCCGGAAGCCGGTGGATGCTCAGCTGAGGAGCACGAGCCTTCCCTCTTATTTTAATAGTGAGGTGTATTATGACTGTTGAAGAAATTGTTAATCTGGTGGTAAATAACGGCATCGGCGTGGCCTGCGTTATTTATCTGATCTATTTCCAGCACACGACCATGACCAAGATGCTGGACAGCCTGAATGAGATCGGCATGCGTCTGACCCGTATTGAAGACAAGATTGACTTTCATAAGGAAGTCCATGACGAAAATTAAAGGCATAGACGTCAGTGTCTGGCAGGGCAAGAACTTCGATTTCAAGAAGATCAAGGCTGCCGGTTACGACTTTGTCATCATGAGAGCCTCCGGAACCGGATACGGCGGGGACGGCACTAACAAATATATTGATACAAATTTCAAGGCTTACTATAAAAGCGCCAAGGCGGCCGGGCTTAATGTCGGGGCTTATCATTACAGCTGCGCCAATACCAGAGCCAAGGGTATTGAGGAAGCGGAATACATGTATAAGAACTGTCTGAAGGGCCGTCAGTTTGAGTATCCGATCTTTATTGACGTAGAGAATACACAATGGCAGACCAAGGACAAAAAAGGCGTTACTGACGCCGTCATCGGCTTCTGCGAAACCCTGGAAAACAAGGGCTATTTTGTTGGCGTGTATGCGTCTTTATATTGGTTCAAAAACTATATTCAGAATAGTCGGATCAACCGCTATCTCAGATGGGTCGCTTGCTGGCAGGAGAAAAAGCCGGTTACCACATTTAAGTTTGGTATCTGGCAGTATACCAGTAAGCTGGAAATAAATGGGGTTAATGTAGATGGGGACATCAGTTATACTGATTATGCGAAAGTAATAAAAGAAGCAGGGCTGAACGGTTTCAGCAAGGAAAGTGAACCGGAACCGGAACCAATTCCGGAACCAATTCCGGAACCAGTTCCTGATCCGCAGCCGGATCCAGTCCCCGATCCGGAACCCACACCCATTCACCGCACTTTAAATCTCAATCCTGGTGACAGCCTGAAGATCATGGTCGGTGACTGCATAATCAGTATGGAAAGAAAGAGGGAAGAAAATGGATAAAATCATTAAATTACTTGACGCGGGCTTTACCCGGGATGAGATCCTTCAGATGGTGGGCGCACAGGAACCGCAGCCGGCTGAAATACCGGCAGCTGAACCGGTGCAGCCGACCGCTGAAGAACCGGCTCCTGCCCCGGCTCCTGATATCTCAGATGAAAAGTATGAGGCCTTGACAGAGGAACTGACCAGTTTGAAGAAACTGGTCCAGGATACCAACCTGAAGGTCAGATCATATGATAATCAGCCTAAGGCTAAGACAGCTAGCGATATCATAGCCGAGCTCATTGATCCGCGTCTGAATGCTTAGGAGGTAAATTAAATGAGTGTAAACCTTATGAGTAAGGAACAGGCTTATCAGCTTGTAACCGAGCTTCATAATCAGGCTACAGGCATCCAGGCTATTCAGCCGGTTGACCTGTCCAGCTTTATTTCCGTTGCCCAGTCTACTCTGGCTGCTGGTAACGATAAGATCATGGGCGCGCTGTCCGTTGTCCTGACCCGTACACTGTACGCGTTAAGAAGATATACTGGCGGCGAGTTTGATGATCTGCAGTGGGATGATGCCCGCTGGGGTGGTATCATCAGAAAGATCAGCTTTGCTGACACCGATCCTGAACTGGATGAAAGTTACAACCTGGTTGACGGCAGCAGCATTGACAAGTACGTTGTCAAGAAGCCCAACGTCCTGGAGACCAGATATGTCGGATCTGATTTATGGCAGTTTAAATATACCATCTTTGAAGATCAGATCAATGAAGCCTTCCAGAGCCCGGAAGCCCTGGGAGCATGGGCCACCAGCATTATGCTGCATATGGCCAATGAAGACCGCCAGCACACCGAAGACATGGCCAGAAGCCTGCTGGCTAACCTGATCGCATCCAAGGTGGATGCCACCCTTGATGTTGTTCATCTCTTGTCCGAATACAATTCGGCTGTCGGTGCCAGTCCGGCGTATACCGCCCAGACGATCAAGGCTCCTGACGTGTACCCCGCTTTCATTAAGTGGTGCTATGCCCGTATTGCCTCGATTGGACGCCTGATGACTGCCCGGAGCGAACTATTCCAGATGCCGATTACCGGCAAGCCGATTATGAGGCATACCCCGTATGCTGATCAGAAGTTCTATGTGGACGCAGATGCCCTGGAGCATATCAAGTCTGAAGTGCTGTCAAGCACCTATAATGACAACTATCTGCAGCTGGCAGATACAAAATCACTGGCCTTCTTCCAGAATATTCAGAACCCCAACGAGGTCCAGGCGACACCTGTATATATTGATAACACCGGTGCGACTTATGTTGGATCTGCTCAGACTGTCACTGACATCTTCGGTGTCATCTTTGACCGCGACTGTATCGGATATAATGTCATCCGTGACCGTATCGATATCACCGAGCTGAACCAGGCCGGCTTATACCGGAACGTATTCATGCATAAGGATATCAGATACTGCATGGACCTGACCGAAAAGGCTGTTGTCTTCTTAATGGATTAGGTGCGGGCTGTGCTTCCCTTCAGCCTGTATCAGAGCAGCGGGGGCTGTTTGTGTTCTCCTTTCCGGCCCCTGCTGGCTCTTAGGAGGTATTTATGATAACTATCAGGTTATATACCTATACCAAGAAAACAAACAGCACGGCGCGTCCCAGCGGCGGCACGTCTTTCAGCTGCAATATCAAATCACCCAGCAGTCTGATCAGCCCGGTCCTGTTACTGGGCGGGGATGTAAAAGATTATAACTACTGCTATATTCCGGCATTCAAGAGATATTATTTTATCAATGATATCATCTTCAATGAGGGGCTCTGGGAACTGCATTGCAACGTGGATGTACTGGCCAGCTACAAGGATGCGATCGGATCCACTAACTGCTATATCACCAGATCGTCTGTGAATTACGACGGCACGATCATTGACAGCCTGTATCCTTCAACGACACAGTGCACGGAAACTGATGTTATCGAGGAGTGGGGCTTTGGATGGTCCGGTTTTGAAAATGGATACTATATTCTGGGCCTGCAGGGAACGCAGGGTTCTAACTCCAATGGCGTCCTGTATTACCAGCTATCTCCGGCTGATTTTGTTTCAGTTATCAGTGGCTTCTATTCCAATACCGGCGGAACCTGGTGGGGTAACCTTGCTGACGGTGTTATTAACACTTTGAACAAAATGTCAGACTATGTCGTCAGCTGCACCTGGTACCCGTTCAAACTGGATGAAGAAAGTGCTTCTCACCGTGTTTATGTGGGTTCCTATAATACAGGTGTGGACGCTTACCGGGTCAAAAGTTATCCAACAACAGGGTTCAATCTGTCTTTTACGGTGCCAAAACATCCGCAGGCATCCAGCCGGGGGAGTTATCTGAATTATGCACCCTATAGCAGATATGAGCTGCACGATCCACTGGTCGGCACAATTCCGCTTAACCCTAATATCATGCGCAATTTATCCAGTTTCCTGGTCAACTTAACCATTGACCATACCACGGCTCAAGCCAGATATATGATCTATACAACTAAATTGTCGGATGTGATACCGATTTATTCAACTATCATTCCATTCGGTTGCAACATATCTTTGAACGGAACTGTGGTAAATGTGGCGTCAGTCATTGATAGTGCTGCTGAGACTGGAGCGGCAGTGGCGTCGGGTAATTTCCTGGGTGCCCTGCACGGTATTGGAAATGCGTTGCTGTCATCCATTCCGAATGTGGGTTCACACGGATCTAATGGTGGCTTTATTGATTTTACATTAAATCAGGCGACGCTTAAAGGCTATTTCATGCCTGTGGTGAATGCTGACAACGCGAACCGCGGACGGCCCTGGTGTCAGGTCGCTCAGCCTGCCAATGTGGGCGGTTACATGGTGATTGAAAATCCGCATGTGGCCATTGACGGCACCGAGGACGAGGCAAGCATGCTGAACGGAATGCTGTCAAGCGGTGTCTATTATGAGTAACTATTTCTTTGTACCGCGTCTGACTGTCCCGGCCCCGGATGATCCTAACTGGATCAAGCAGGGCTATGGAGGTTATAACCACTGCATTCTAGGCAGCCCGTTATATGCAGCAGGATCGGTATTATCGAACTGCACGGGCTACGCCTGGGGCCGCTGGCTGGAATTGCTGGGAACGACTACATGCAATCTGTCGACCGGAAACGGCGGGAACTGGTACGCCTATAATGACGGCTATGCCCGCAGCACGACCACTCCGCAGCTGGGCTGCATAGCCTGTTGGGGTGGCCCCAACGTTGACGGACACGTTGCTGTCATAGAGGAAATATATTATGACAGCGGCGGCAACGTAGATCACTGCACGGTATCGCAGTCAGGCTGGGAATGGACTGATACATTCCGGACCCGGACAATAAGACCGTCAGATAACTGGTGGATCTATAACGACGTGGGAACATTTCAGGGATTTATCCTGCTGCCGGTAGATTTTCTGCCGGTGCCGATAATCGGCCGCAATAAGAAAGTGAAGGTGGTGATCAGATGAGCTTTGATTATAAGAACTACGATTTTATAAATCGTTACAACAGCTGCTTCAATCCGTCCACCATCCACTGCAAGAATACCGCGCTGGTAAACTACTTCACACGGTATCTGCTGCAGAAGGTGCTTTCCGTTTATAAATGGAATTTACCGGACCGATGGGCGGCCAACTACTTCTTATATACCCTGTTCTGCAGGGGATATATCGCGATTTTCGATACCGCAGAGTTTGGGGTCATCTGCAATGAGTGC